GATAAATTTATTGAAATGTGTAATGCTATATCTTCAAGGGTTAAGTGGTGATTTCCTTTTGATTTATGGTATTCTCTGCAAAACCTCTAGGTGACAACCCGCATCGGGCCTCCTTACTAATATTTAAGGATTTCTGATGCGGGAATATTCTGTAGGCGCAACCCCAACAGCTGGATCTACAACGACACTATACACAGTGCCAACGGGGTATCGTGCGCTATGGAATCTTTCCTATATGCACAATACTTCTGGTTCTACCAAGAATTTAACACTTACTTGGTATGACTCTAGTGCTGCGCTGACTTACGACATTCTTAGTCAGTACAATTTTGGTTCTAAAGATTATTTAACGCTAGATGGCAATGCTTTAGTAGCGCTTGAGGAAGGCGATCAAGTCAGAGTTACGCCAGAAGCCGGTAGTACTTTTACCGTGATTTTGACGTTTCTTCTTAAAGGAAATCAAAGAGAATGAGCAAAACATACTTACAAGCGGTTAATGATGTTCTGGTCAGGCTCCGTGAAGTCCAGGTATCTACCGTTACGCAAACGTCTTACTCTACTCTTATTGGTAAGTTTGTAAACGATGCGAAACGCCAAGTCGAAGATGCGTTTAACTGGAACGCATTATTTTCCAACGTAACAGTAACTACCTCTGCTGGAGTTAGTTCATATTCTGTTACTGGTAGCGGTAATAAGTTCCGCGTATCCGATGCAATTAACGTAACGTCTGAAATCCCTCTGCAAAACATTTCATTTGCTGAAATGAACCGGTATTTGAGCTTCGGAACTCCTGCTCAGAATATCCCTACTTATTACGCTTTTAACGGTGTAGACGGTAGTTACGACACGAAAGTAAACGTATTCCCTGTTCCTGATAGTGCTTACTCACTTAAATTCTCGCTGATTATTCCTCAAGCGGAACTTTCTTCAGACTCTACCGTTATTAAAGTGGCGGATGATCTTGTAATCCAAAACGCATACGCTAGGGCTTTAGTAGAACGCGGCGAGGATGGTGGTCTTAATAGTTCTGAGGCTTACGCTCTTTATAGACAGATGCTGTCAGATTACATTGCTTTAGAAGCCACTCGTTATCCTGAATCTCAAGAGTTTATTGCTATCTAATGGCGCAACCACTTCAAATATTTGCTATCGCAGCACCAGGGTTCTTCGGATTAAACACCCAAGACTCTCCTTTAGACTTAGCTGCTGGTTTTGCTTTAAATGCGACGAATTGTATTATTGACCAATATGGCCGTATTGGATCAAGAAAAGGTTACGCAAAGGTAAACTCTAGTTCTGGTTCTTTAGGTTCTAACGAAGTTCAAGCATTACATGAACTTATTGAATCTGATGGTACGTCAACTGTTTTATTTGCTGCGAATAATAAATTATTCAAACTTAACTCCAGTAATGCTGTCGTTGAGCTTACTTACGGTGGCGGTGGTTCTGCCCCTACTATTACTGCGAATAACTGGAGTATTGCGACATTAAACAATATCGCATACTTCTTTCAGACAGGACATGACCCGTTAATTTATGATCCTGCTGTAAGTAATACAACGTATCGCAGAGTCTCTGAAAAGACCGGATACTCTGGTACTGTCCCTAGTGCGAATATCGCTTTGAGTGCTTATGGTAGATTATGGGTAGCCAATACCTCTACTAATAAGGTTACGCTTTCGTTCTCTGATCTTCTTGCTGGACATATCTGGAATACTGGAACCGCAGGAAGTCTTGATGTATCTAGGGTTTGGGGTGAGGGTGTTGATGAAATCCAAGCTCTTGCATCTCATAACGGATACTTGTTTATCTTTGGCAAGAATCAGATTCTTGTCTATAAAAACGCAACGACACCTGCGGACTTGGTTATTGATGACGCAATCATAGGTACAGGATGTATCGCTAGAGACAGCGTTAAGTCTATTGGTACTGATGTGTTGTTTTTATCAAACACTGGAGTTCGTTCTTTACTTAGAACTATTCAAGAGAAGTCACTTCCATTCCGCGATCTTTCCAAGAATGTGCGAAATGACTTGATGAATATCGTCTCAGGTGAAGATTTAACAAAGATTAAATCTGTATTCTCTGAGAGAAACGCTTTTTATCTGATTACTTTACCTTCTGTAAAACAGATTTATTGCTTTGATACTAGAGGCCAGTTACAAGACGGTTCCTCCAGGGTTACTGTTTGGAACTCTATCGACCCTAAAGCTCTTTACTCTAAAGCAAATGGCGATCTGTTATTAGGTAAAACTGGTTATGTAATGAAATACACCGGATACCAGGATGACGGTTCTTCATACAGGATGCAGTATTACACCAACTACGCAGATTTAGGTAACGTATCTCAAACATCTGTACTTAAAAGAATCTCCATTGTTGTTATTGGTGGAACTAATCAATACGTCACTTTTAAGTGGGCATTTGATTTAAGTAGTAATTACCTCTCAGATAACGCACAAATTCCAACCCAAGGTATTTCTGAATACGGTGTTGCTGAATATGGTGCAAATGGATCACCTGTTGCGTATTACAGTAATGGACAACTTATTCAGACATTAACCGTATCTGGTACTGGAACCGGTAAATTAATTCAAACAGGTTACGAGTCAGATATTAACGGCGCTGCATTAAGTATTCAGAAGATCGAGATTCAGGCCAAGAACGGAAAACTTAGCTAGGAACAATCATGTCAAATTATGTAAAAAGCACGAATTTTGCAACAAAAGATTCTCTATCTGCTGGCGATGTTAATAAGATAGTCAAAGGTACTGAGATTGACACAGAATTCAATAATATTGCTACTGCTATATCTACAAAAGCAGACACGGCAAGCCCTACGTTTACCGGAACCGTAACGCTTCCTTCTGGTGCTGTTGGTGTTACTCAGTCTTACGGTGATAACGATACTTCTTTAGCTACAACTGCTTTCGTTCAGGCAGCTTTGCAAGCCTTGTATCCTGTTGGTTCTATTTATACAAACGCTACTAACGCAACAAACCCAGCAACTTTATTTGGATTTGGCACTTGGACGGCCTTTGGCGCTGGTCGCGTACCCGTTGGTTTTGACTCAACCAATGCGTTGTTTGACGCTGCTGAAGAAACGGGCGGTAGTGCTGATGCAATCATTGTCAGCCACACTCACACCGCAACTGTTACTGATGCAGGGCACTCGCACCAAGTCGATAGTGGTAATCAGCGCGCTTTGCAAACAGGTGGGGTAGGTCTGTCAGATGATGGAACAGCAACAGCAAATGCAACAGGCACAAGTACAACTGGCATTAGCGTGGCAATCAGTACAACTGGTTCAAGTGGCACAAATGCTAATTATCAACCATACATTACTGTTTACATGTGGAAACGGACTGCTTGAAGATACCTGTAATTAAAACTGATGATTACATTATCTACACAGAAGACGTAAATGGTTTGTTATTTGTCCACATGGATGTATTTAAATGGACAAAAGAGATAAAGAAAGAGTTTGTTAAAGATTGGAATGATTGGGCTGAAAAACAGAAACAAGATATATACGCAATGCCGTTTATAGACGATGAAAAGATGTACAAATGGTCTTTGATTACAGGTTTTGAGGTAGTTGAGAATCACAAATGTTTAGATGGAATAACTAGAAAGCTGTATCTCTGGAGAGAAAATTATGGGTAATTTTGTCGCCCCTGTCTTGGGGTATATGGGAGCAAGAAAGCAAGCGTCTGCGGCTGAAAATGCTGCTCGTGCATCTGCTGAAGCTCAAACTGAAGCCGCAAGGATCGCCGCTGAAGAAGCGCGGTTCCGTCCCATCGGGATTACGACTAGGTTCGGTCAATCCCAATTTGGGTACGATCCTACGACTGGGCGAGTATCCTCTGCGGGATATACAGTCTCTCCTGAGCTTAAAGCCTATCAAGATAGGATTATGGCTCTTACGGGTCAGGGTCTTGGCTTTGCTGAACAAGCCCCAGGTCTTTACGCCCCGTTACAGACCGCCGCTACTGGCTTATTTGGATTAGGCCAACAGTATCTCGCGGAGTCTCCCCAACAGGCCGCAGAACGGTATATTGCACAGCAACAAGAGCTTTTAGCGCCTTCCAGAGAGCGCCAATTTGCTCAACTGCAAAACCGGTTATTCCAGACTGGTCGAGGTGGATTAGCCGTAGGCGGTACTTCTGCCCGTCCTAGCGGTGCTGCTGGTCTTGGTGCGGCCTCTCCTGAGATGGAAGCCTACTATAACGCATTAGCCCAACAAGACGCTCAGTTAGCTGCTCAAGCCATGCAAGCCGGTCAGCAACAGACTGCCTTTGGAGCCGGTCTTTTTGGAACCGGTGCAGGACTGCTTGGTGGTTATGGTCAAGGTCTTACTGGTGCGTATGCTCCGTTTACCACTGGTCTTGGAACTGCTGGCTCTGTTGAGCAACTTGGTATGGAACCGCTTACGATTGGTTCTGCATTAGGTGGAAGGATTGCAAGTCCTTATGCTGCTAGTGCTTTATTACAAGGTGGAATAAGTGCAGCACGAGCATTGCAATCAGGACAGGGTATCAGCCCGACTGGTTTAAGCCTTTTAGGTTTGCAACGTAAGGTTGAACAAGGTGCTTTTGGTGGAGGCTCTACTGGAGCAGCACCTACTATTGGAGGTTTTGATCCGTATTCATACTTACCAGATATGCCTGGAAATCCTTATGTAAGTGACTTTTCTGGTGGAAGTTACAATCCTCTCGCCCTCGGCGGATTGGAAGGACATTAATCATGGCACAAGACTCAATCATAGGCGGTTTATTCGGTCTTACTCCTGAGATGTATCAGCGTTCTCAGGCTGAAGAAGATCAGAAGGCAGCAATGCAGTTTGCTCAACTCAGTCCTTTACAACAAGCGTCTGCTGGATTCTATTCCGCTGGCATGGGTCTTGGTCGCGGGATTGGCACTTTGTTAGGTGCTGAAGACCCTCAGTTACAGATGATTGCTCAACAGCAGCAGATTCTTAAAAATGTTGATCCTAATGATCCTGAGTCTATCGCTGCTGGCGCAAGGATGGCTTCTGAGATGGGTAATGCACAGCTTGCAATGTCATTGTCTGCCTTTAGTAGGGATTTAATGCAAAAACAATCTCAAATTAGAGCGCAAACTGCTACCGCACAAAAAGCAGAACTATCAGTTCGTCAAGAAAATGAACTTCGGCAGAAATTGGCTGAATTAGGCCCAAATCCCACAAATGAACAAATTGTTTCTGTTGTTTCACAATATGGAGCACCTGATAAAGTTTTATCTGTATTGCAATCAACCGCAGATAAAGCGGCGGCTAGGGAACAACGTGCAATAGAAGCACAACAACGTAATGATGCTCTTGTTCAAGCAGCAAGAGAACGCGGTGATACAGCAAGGGATATCGCGCAATTACGTGCAGATGCAATGAGGGAGATGGCTTTAATTCGATCTGGCGGATCTCAAGAAAAGCCGTTAACTCAACAACAACAAGTAAGACTTCGTAAAGATTATGCGGCAGATGAGTCATTTGCTAAATCAGCACAGGATACAGCAGATGAATTAGAAAAATTAACAGATTCATTGCTTGGAAATAAAGAAAAAGGTATCAAACCTCACCCTGGTTTGGGTGGGGCTACAGGATGGAGTAGCTATCTGTGGTCTAAACCTTTAGGTCAGGCTAGAAGTGCTGAACAGCAATTAGAAACATTTAAAGGAAAGGTCATGGCCTACGGTAGACAAGCCGCTACTGAGTCAGGAAAACTTGGAAACATGGCGGTTCAGGAATGGAAGTTTATAAGTGACGCTGTTCAGAAAATTGACCCTGCATCTAAAAACTTTCCTGATCAAATGAGGGATGTTGTTCGTCAAGCTCAAAGTCTTGCAAAAAGACAAAAAGAAAAACTTGAACTTGCTTATGAAGATTCGCCAATCCCGTTGGGAAGGCAAACGCGTGGAGGTAGCCAACCAAAAGAAGTTAATTGGAATGATCTTCCATCTAAAGGGGGTCGCTAATGGATATCAGACTTCCAAATGGAGTTTTGGTTAAAGGTATTCCTGATGGAACTTCTAGAGAAGAAGTTATGGCTAGAGCAATTTCATCTGGTTTGGCTACGGCAGAGGATTTTGGTGGAACTTCTGCACAAAAAGTTGAACAAGAACCATCTAATGTAAATGCTATCTTGACTGAACAAACATTGCCGGAAGATACGTCTGCTGTAACTGGACGTATTCTTGCGCGTCGCAGGCAAATTACGCCAGAGGAACGTGCCGCAGAAAATTTGGCAATTAGACAAAATGTAACAGTTCCTTTATTACAAGCTGGTCTTGGAATTGCTGCTGCTCCAGTTTTAGGTGCTGGAGCAGGTGGGGCAGCACTTCCTGTTGGTCAAAGACTTTTAGGTGGCGCTATTGCTGGTGCTGGTGGTGGAGCCGCAGGTCAAATTGTAAGTCCAGAGGTTGATCTGCTTGGTGCGACTGAAACTGGCGCAGAAATCGGAGGCGCTGTTTCTGTTGTTACCCCTCCTGTAGTCAAACAGTTAGCAAAAGGAGCAGGGTGGCTATATGACGCAATATCTGGAAAACTTGGTCAAATAAAGGCAGCAAAAATCGCTAGAGATGTTGCTGGAGGAGATATAAATGCTATCAAAGCAGCAAACTTAGCGGCTTCTGAAGGCGAAACTGCTGGTCAAGCTGCCGCTGATATTGGAAACGATACTTGGTCTGCTTTAGATAGACTTGCAAGAACTTCAGGCACTGGTAGTTGGTGGTCTAGGCGTTTAGATGTGCAAGAAGCTGAAATCAAAAGCGCATTATCTAGGCTTGCTGGAGGAACGACACCGACAGAATCAAGGGCTGTTCAAGAAGCATCAAAACGTGCTTTAAATGAAATTACTACGCCAATGCGAGAAGCGGAATTGGCTAGAGCTGGCATTGCAGGTCGAGAGCTTCCAGGTCTTGTTGCAGAAAAAGCAGCATTTGAAGGAGCTGCCGCTGCAAATGTTGATGAAGTACGAAAACTTGCCGATTTAAGTGAGAGGGCATCTTTTTGGGCTAAAAATTGGGGCCGAGGAGAAATTGGCG